ATCTTATACAGGTGCGATGCGTCGTAGGTATCTTGAAGCAGAACGTTCCTTGCGTGTGGACGGACCATTGACCACACGCGATGCTTATTTATCAGCGTTTCTGAAAGCCGAGAAGATTAGTCTCACTAAGTACCACAAACCGAGGATGATCTTTCCCAGATCGCCAAGGTACAACTTAGTTTTGGCGTCTTGGCTGAAGCCGTTTGAGCATTGGTTGTGGGGTCGTCTCACGCTCAAGTGGTATTTCAAGAGCCGTGAACCCCCTTGGATGCGGAGCCACGTGTTCAAGTACGGGTCCACCAGGGTTGTGGCTAAGGGGCTTTCTCCCCGATCTAGGGCTAACCTAATAGCCCGCAAGTTTGGCAGCTTCGCGAGCTGCGTGGTGTTTGAGGCTGACGGCAAGGGTTTTGAAGCTCATGTCAGCACCGGACAACTGAGAGAGGAGCATGGTGTCTATGGAGCGGCTTACGAGGGTGACCGCTCCTTAGCCCATGTGTTGTCCTACCAGCTAGAAATGGCTGGCAGGACCTCTGGCGGGTGGAAATTTACACGTCCTGGTGGCAGGGCTAGTGGGGACTTCAACACGGGCATGGGCAATTCGTTGATCATGCTTGCCTCAGTAGCTTCCGGGATCCCCGATGACGTCCCCTACGACGTCTTGGTCGACGGCGATAACGCATTGGTCTTTTTGGCTGGTGCTGATGTTGCCCGTGTATATCCCAATTTTCATCGCAGAGTACTCGAACAGTGTGGTCAGGAGCTGACACTAGAGACCCCTGTGTCCACTTTGGAGGCTGTCCGTTTTGGGCAGTCGGCACCTGTGTACCTGGGACATGGTTTGGGTTATACCATGTGTCGGGAGTGGTCCAAGGTTCTGTCTAGCTTTCCGGCGAGTCATCGCTGGTTAGTGGAGCCGAAGTTCGCTCGTCGTTGGCTATACGACGTATGCAGGTGTGAACTCTCCCTAGCACTGGGTCTACCAGTTGTTCAGGAGGTGTTTCTGAAGATGCTCCGCCATCTTGGTCGCGATGCCAAGAAAGTGCAAGGGATTGCACTCGCCGACTATTTTGTGGTCGGTGCCTGGCTTGCCGAGGAGAAAGATGCTGTGCCTGTCTCGTTGGAGACGAGATTAAGCTACGAGAGGGCATTTGGTCTGTGTGTTGCCGACCAATTGTTGATGGAGGATCTGGTGGAGCCGGGGTTTGGACTGGCTTCATGGGTTACAGAGACTCCTGCCTATGCCTCTGCTCTCGAAGCTGAACCTGGACTGATTGAGTCCAGTTGGTACACTCGCTACTGAGTGGCGTGCTTACCGTGGACACACGTGAGGTCCG